AGGAAAGGCAAGAATAGTGTCAAGGATGGCATAGATGTAGTCAAGAGAAAAAAGCTTTATATTACCAAAGACAGCTCCAATCTACTGAAGGAAATACGCTCTTACAAGTGGAAAGAGGATAAGGATGGTAAGATACTTGATGAGCCGGTGAAGTTTAACGACCACGCAATATCTGCTATGCGTTACGCCATAGAGGATTTGGACGAGCCTCAAGGCGGTGGTGGGGCTGTATTAGATTGGGATGTAGCACCCAGAAGATAATTCAAGGAGGATAGATGTTTGGATTGCCTAAAGTAGGTGAAGTAAAGGCATTAAAGAAAATAGTAGGAGAATTGCAAAATAGTATCAATATCCTCATAGGGGATGCGGTTGTAGGCGGCTCACAGGGCAATCCCTACAGGGCATATCAGGCGGCGGTCAAGGCACTGGCTGATAAATATGATGGAACTGCCGAATGGGGAGTATTGCAAGTAAGAAATATTATTGATGTTCGTAGCGCATTTATAATCGGGCAAGGGATAAAACTGGTATGTGAAGATGAAAACTCAAGGGAGTTGGAGTTCATAGATGAGTTTGTAAGGTATAATAATCTTGACGAGGAGATGCCGCAAGAGTTGGCAAAGGAAGCCGAGATTGACGGCAGGGCTTTGGTAAGGATTATTCCAAATGAGGATAAGAAGCAAATAGATTTCAGGTATATATCCTATGCTACCAATAATTATAAAGTAATTAATGAGCCTGATGATTACCAGAAATATATATCAGTCAATTACAAGACAGTAGGCAAGGATGTGGTATTACAGGAGGATGAGTTTGTCTATAAGAAGTTCGCCGGCAGGATAGATAAGGTGAATGAGGTTATGCCCAAAACCGCTATGGTATTGAGGCATTGTGAGGATTTGGATAAGTCATTGAATGACTGGCACGAAGGTAACCGCTTCTTTGGAACTCCAACTCCTTATTTCTTATGCAAAGACAAAGTGGAGGTTGAGAATACCAGAGCTTTATTGAAAGATTTGAACTGGAAAACCGGAAAGGCATTCATAGGCACAGCTGACTTTAAGTATGTGGAGATTGGCGGAAGTGGAGCCAATTCATTGAAGGAAGAGATTATAATGCTGGCTAAGTTTATATCGGGTGCTACCGGCGTGCCCGTGCATTTTCTTGGATTGCCTGATTTAATGAGCAATAGGGCAGTCAGCACGGATTTATTTGAGTTCATCAACGCCTCAACGAATAAGGAAAGACATATCTGGGAGGGTTTTTACGAAGAGCTATTTGATAAGGTTTTGCTTATGGCTAATACGGTATATAAGAGAGGTTATGAAACAGGCAAAGTCAAGGCAAAGATACTATCATTTACCGAAGGACAGATACAGCAATTAGCCAATGTATGGCTACCATTGTATAGTGCTGGTGTGGTTCCATTATCTTATATCTTGTCAAAGATACCAGATGCTAATGTAGATGAAGTTACTGCCGAGCTTGAAGAGGGTGCATTAAAAATGATGGAAAGTATTAAGAGGCAAGAGCAGGAAGAAGAGCCTATTGAAGAAGGAGTTGGAATATGAGATATAGCATAAAAGCTGAAATGCAAAATATGGCAAGAGGGGAAGCCTTGTCTATGATACCTGCAGACACTTTGGAGAGAATAAGAAGAACTGATAAGAGACCAGAGGTCAGGGTTTTTTCAATAGCTAATGAAGGTGTAGCTAAAGGGAACGAAGTCAAGTTTGGTATGAAGGTGCAGAAAGCTATACAGTATGTGAAAGATATGATTGTAAAGATTGGCGAAAGGCTTAATCTTGGCACTCCGGTATTCCATCGGCACGGACAGACTAATGAAACATCGGGTAGGGAACAGATTGGCGAAGTGGTTGGAAAGACAGTAAAATATATTGGTGATAAGCTATCAACTTTAGCGGCCATTTACATATATCCGGAACATAGAAAACTGCCTTTAGATGTAGCCAGTTTTGAGGCGAATGTGGAATACATACCAAAGGCAGATAATAAAGGGGAGGCGGTTGATGTGGATGATATATCAGCTATCGCATTGAGTAATTCGGCAATAGATAAACCGGCATTTGAAACAGCTACGTTAATGGGTATCGTCCAATGTTTTATGCAACCCGAAACAAAGGAAGATAAGCTAATGGCAAGAATTAAGGCGGTAAGGGAGAGTATTAAATCACCTGCGAGAGGCAGGAGTTAACCCAGAAAGGGAGGTTATAAATGGATAAAGAGCAAATCATCTCAGAACTTAAGGCAACAATACAAGAGGCAGGATTACGTGTCACGGATTTATTTGGTGAAAGCGATTTGAAGGCTACTGAAGTATTCAAGAAAGAATATAATAACGCCCACGAGCACGCAAGGCGTATTGAGAAGGTTTTAGGCGAAGAGAGAGAGAAGATTATCACGCTTACTAAATCTATTGACGAGAAGGAAAACAAGATTAAATCATTAAATGAAGTAGTGAGCAAGACGCAAGTAAAGCAGTTATTTGACAATGCAAAGGAAGTTAGAAAGCTGGATGAAAAACAAAAAGCGTATATTGAAAAAAGGCTAAATACTTTCAAGAGCGAAAAAGACGGAGAAGACCTTAAAGCAGAATTCAATAAGTTTCTTGATGAGCAAGTAAACGATTACATAGAAACCGCAAAACTTCTTGGTGTGGAAGTAAAGAAAGAAGAAGGCAAGAAAGAGGATAAGGGTGTAGGTTCAGGTGATGGTAAAAGTGGGGATGGGGTTGATTTTACATCGCCAGAGAATAATGAACTTATTCCCAGTTAAATTATTTCATACAGCGTAAGCTGAGTTTCCTGACCCTGATGACCTATAAAGGGCAGAGTAAAGAATAGGTAGGGAATTATTGATATAATCACAAGGAGGATTTGATGTCAGAGACAGCATTGAAATTAAGGAGCAATGTCTTCGCCTCTATGGTTGTTACCGCCCCGACTGGTGGTTATACAGCAGGGGATATGGTAAAGGTAGAGGATACTGTAGGAGTTATAGCTGAAACTAAGGCTGCAACTCTGGATGCAGTATTGATTTACAAATGCGAGAAAATCGTAGTGCCAAAGGTTGCAGGCACAGGAATATCTTTTGCAGCTGGAGATAAAGTGTATTACAAAGCAGCGGATAAGAAAGTAACCAATGCTTCCACAGGTAATACGCTTTGCGGTAGGGCTTTAGAGGCGGCAGGTGCTTCAGCGACTACTGTGCTTATTGACTTAACAGGCAACTTAGCAGCTTAACGAGGAGGAATAAATGAAAGGTAAAATTATTAGCGATTGGAATAAAGTGAACTTCGCTGATGCCTCCTCAAGGTCAAAGGTGGTTGGGGCATTACAGCATTTTATGACTATGCCTGACCGTGATGTAACCTTGAAGAAGGCTATGCAGCACTTTGCTACAAAAGGGGATTTCCCTACGGAGATTCTCCAGATTTTAGAAAAATATCACGCAACTCCTGATTATGATTTAGGGTATGAAGAGTTGTTTGATATTCGTGATTTTACTGGAACGACAGAGAGCGGGTTTAAGATACTGAGCGTTGAAAGTGGGTTGACATTCTCAGAGGTATTACCCGGCGAGAAGGCTAAAGTTTACAAGATGTCTGGAACAGAAGTATCGGTAAGCTTTGGCCTTTACGGTGGTGCTTTGGGATGGTATCGCACACTCATTGATGACCGTCAGTATTGGACATTGGAGGATAATGCGATAGCGTTTCGCAATAAAGCATACTCCTCAAGGGCTACGAATTTCTATGCTCTTATTGAAGCTGTAACCGGTAAGGATATTTCTTGGCAGGCAGTAACTCCTGCTTCTGTGGCGACCAGCAATGAGAATTACAATGCCATAAGAGATGTCAATACTATTAACGCAGCTTGCTTGGCAATTCTTACGGCCTTGAAAGACTCGGGTATGGGCGTGAATGCTAATAGCCAGTTTGTTATATTAGCACCTATCGCTTTGAAATCCCGTCTTGAAAGAGCTTCAAGGATGATACAGCAACCGGTGGTTGGCTCTGGGTCATACTTATCCTTCAATATTCGGATAATTTACACCCTGATGCTTTCCAGCAATTCCTACTACTACGTAATCCTTCCGAAAGGAAAGATGAAAGGTGGCTATAGGATGGACTTAACGATATACGACCAGTTTGACATATTGGCTTATGCCGATACGATGGCGGGTTGGATGCGTTATGGAGGCGCTATAGGAGATACAGACCAGATTCGCAAGTGTGCCACAGCGTAATCGCTGAATGACTTTGGGGGTAGGCAATAACTCAATGTTAAAGCTTACCCCTGAAGTTAAAAAAAGGAGTTATAATGGGACAGGCGATTACAATGTCGCAGCTGGGAAAACCACAAAGGGAAGTAATTACCCATAAAAAGCCACCTGCCTCAGTTACAATGCAAGATATAAAGCATAAAGGTATACTCCAACAATATATAGATAACCTTTATGACGGGGATGGGAAGTTACGAAAGAATAAACTATTATATCAATATATACCTTCAGGAGCTTGGGCAGGCAGAAGGTGTTTTATTATAGGTGGTGGGACTTCACTTAAAGGGTTTGACTTTGAAAGGTTGAGAGGGGAGCTTGTAATAACCGTAAACAGGGGATTTGAATACGCCCCGTTCTCCGCTATTAACCTATGCCAAGACGCCAGAGTGTTCGGCTTCTATGAAAATAAGGAGTTTGCCGAAGGTGAGGAAGCCAAGAAGAAGTTTGAGGCTTATAAGGGTTATAAGACTTGGCTAAATGTTCAGGCGTTTCCATTCCCAGAGGATATTTACCAGATAGATATAATCCATCCCAGCGACTTCAAATATAATTCCTACGCA